TTGCAAACCTGGAGCCAAACGATCGAGTTGGTTACATTGTTCCAGATGCAATTACTGGTGACCAGAATGCTTTCGGCCGTCAGTATCGAGAAGAGATTCGTACTGCCCTTGGTGGCGTTGATGAGCTCTCTATTTCCGCTGGCGTAACCGCGACCGAATACAAATCACTCTTTGGTCGTGTTGCTGCAACAACGAAGAAGAAAGCAAATGCAATTTATGAGCATGGCATTTGCCGTTGTTTTGAATTAATTATTTACCAAGAAGAACAACTCTTTAAAACAACTCTGGCACAAGCCGCAAAACTTGAGAAACCAGTTGCACTTGAACCTGGTGCACCACAGGAACAACAAGAGCTTTACAAACAAGCCATGCAGATGTATGAGCAAAAGCTCAAACAAATTATGATGGCGTGCATCGAAACACAGATGATTCCGCCTAATGTAGTGGGGTTAATTCCAGATGGTGATTTAACTGTTTTATGGCGTTGGCTAGGCCCTGTTTACGAGGACTCTACGCAAGACATTCTTAACAACTCAATTGTTGTAAGAAACCTTCAAGAGTTAGGGGTTGATAGCATTGAAGCACTGAAATATCTTTTCCCATCTAAAACGGATGAGGAAAGAGCGGAAATGCTATCCGGCTTTCCGTTCAGGATGGTGAACGAATTGCAGGGTGCATACGCTGCATTTTCTAAACTAGTGGGGGGCATGATGCAGACTCCTCACCCGCAAGCACCGGATCTTCCGATGGCTGCGGATCCAAGATTGGATTTAACGCCATATCTGTATCGAACATTAGAAGCTTTACAAAAGGAGATGAGTTATGCAGGACGCTACCGTCCAATCGATCCCACAGACGAGCCAAGTTCCGGCAGCGGTGGCTCCGAGCAGCTACGTGGTGCCGAGCTACCAAGCAGCACCAGCAGCTCCAGTGGGACAACCGGCCCAGTATCAGGTGGGTACGAGCTACCCCCAAGCGGTACCACAGGCGGCCCCCAATTACCAATCAAACCCGTCTCAGTACGCCCCCCAATCCCAATCGGAGGCGACGAGCAATCCATGGGAATCGGCGTTCAACAAGGTGGTGGGCCTTCTGAGCAGCCCAGTGCAATCCCCGTTCCAGGGTCAACCATCAGCACCGACAACGTACAGTCCGGCCAATTACGGACAGGTGAACGGCCAAAGTACGTATCAATCGGTTCCGCAGACCTCGCAAGCCAACCAGACATACTCGCCCAATTATTCCCAAACTTATTCGACACCCTCCGCGGAAACCGACAGCCAGTCCCTGAGTCAGGTAGTGGCGGATCGGCTAAACCTAAGCAACGAAAGCCGGTTCGTAATCAATAACTACGGCTGGGAAGCACCAGCAATTCTCAATCAATATGCCCTTAATCTCGAGGGTATGCTGGATAGTGCTGTTGCTTGGGGCCAACAAGCACAAGGTCTGTTAACTGGTTATGCCAATTTTGCAGTTAACGAACACCAAGAGAACCTTGCATACAACGAAATCCTGACGAACCCTGACGTTCTCAGTGATTACACCCTGCAGTTCTTTGGTCCTGAAGGTCCGTGCCCTGTGTACGAAAGTGAGACCGAGCTTGAGACTCCTGGTTATCGCACCGCACCTGTTGATGCGATGAATGCGTACCTGCCAGCACCTCCTTCTGCTACTGCTCCTCAGCGTCCTGAAAACTTTTGGGGCAGCTTCAAGCAACAAATGGATGTCGATCCCGCTAATGCTTGGCGCTTACTGAACCAAGCTCAACCTCAAGTTGTTGCAAACAAATTGTTTGTAATGGAGTGAGGCGATGAAGCTAGCCGGTAAATTTAATCCGTTACTTCAAAAGGGTAAAGCAGCACTTACAAATGCAGCAATGAACCCTATGTTGTCAACGCTCGGCGCAGGCGCTGCTGCTGCAGGTCTTGCCACCCTTGGGAACGTTGTTACCGGCCAAGCACAAGAAAAAAGTCCCGGTCGTTTAATTGCAGAAGCAATTGGCGCTGGGACTTTAGGTGCAGGCGTTGGAGCTGCACTTGGCCCAGGTTACATGAGCAGACTTGTTAAGGCTGGTTCTACCAGTCCCAGGGCTGAGTTTGCACTTGGCACCGGAATTGGTGTTCTTGGCGCCGGTGCTTTAGGCGGCACAATTGGCGGTGGTGTTATGAATCTTGTTCAAGGTGAAGACCCAGAACGCTATGGTTCTAGCAACACCTTGATGGCGCGTACTGCTACGCCCACTTTGCAGTATACGTAACTAATAAGTTACTAACTGCTAAAATTTCTAATAGATAAGACATGGAAATGTCTGAATCTTTTACCCGATAAAAACACTTCCTAGACGATCACACGGAGGATGAAACAAAGTGTTTATTGATAATGACTTTCCAAAGATTTTAGGTGCGGAGCTCTATCGTCCCCACCCTGCGTACATCGCGGAAATGGCAGTCGAGCCTGTGGTCGTTCATGACTTCACTCGTCAGCCTGGTCAAACCGTCCAGTTAGACCGCTATAAGTTCTGGGGTACCCCTGGTACGAAGGACAGCCGCGAGCGTGTATCCGATCAAACCATCGGTACCGCCAACAGCCGCAACATCACCAAAGAGAAGGTGCTTGTTGTGCTGAAGGAATACACTGGTCCTGCAGATCCGGGCGATCCGACCCAGCCTAGCACTTTTAAGATTGCTCGTGAGACCTTGATTACGGCTCAGCGCCTGCTCTTGGACTCGGGCAATCTTAACATGTTCCACCAGTCCATCGGTAGCCTCACGCTGCTCGATGACTATCGTCGGTGGCGTGACCGCGTGTTCCTTGATGAACTCGCTAAAGCTGAAGCCAATGGTGCCGCTTCTACTTCGCAAGGTGGCTACTACTTTGCTGGTGGCAAGACCAAGGATTCCTCTGGTCGCATCAGCTACACCAGCACTGAATATACCGCCGACGTTCAGCAATTCCAGGTGCGTACCGACCTGCTGAGCGTTGTGAAGGACCTGCGTAAGCGTAACGTTCCGACCTTCTCTGACGGTCTGTATCGTTGCATTTGCGATCCCGTCTTCATGATGCACCTGCGTCGTGATCCTGACTTCCGTGAGATCGCACGTTACGCTGGTAATCCTGGCCAAGGCATGTACATGGGTAACCCCATGATGCCTAACAACGCCAGCTTCTACATGGGTCCCCAAGCCGGTCAAGGTTATTTCCTGGCTGGCGAACCTGTGATGCCAACCGGCGTGCAGTTTGAAGGCGTTAAGTTCTTCGAGTCCACCAACTTCCCAACCAAGAACATCACCGCTTCTTTCGATGGTGGTTCTACCTATGCTTCCAAAGAAGTTGCACAAGGTTACTTCTTTGGTCCTCAGGCAGTTGGCGTTGGTATCGGCGGCCCGAATGCGCAGGTTCTGATTAACAATAATGATGATTTCAGCCGCTTCATCATTCTGATTTGGCAACTTTACGCTGGTTTTGAAATCCTTAACACCGATTTCATCACCACTGCCTTCAGCTTCGTCCAAGATGATGGCGTCATCTGATAACAACAAACATATCTGGAATAGATAAATGACTTATTTAACCGCTAAAAAGATTTATCCAGGTAACTGGAATAATGCTCTTAACGGCTGGTATCGCAACATCGATCCCAACGCCTCTGGTACCGACACCGGTTCCAACGCAGGCCCTACTTCTGTGCTTGCCACCCCCGGTTATCGTTACTTCCAGCAGCGTGGTTATGTGCCTGTTGCCGGCATCTCTGGCGGCACTGGCGCTACTGCTGCTATCACCGCAGCCGATGTGATCGTTCCTTCGCCTTATCGGCAAGACGACACTCGTCCCAACATCACCGGCATGGTGATTTCTGGTAACTCCACCTTGCCTGCTTACGTTTATCGCACTGCGATTTCCGTGGCTTCTGGTTGGGATGGCACGATTGCTTCTGGTGTGTATGCCGCAACCGGTAACGTGATCTCCTTTGGTCGTAGCAATGGTGGTTCCCCTACCGCTGCTTCGGGTGTTGGCGAAGGCGTGGCACAAGCTAACCTCACTTCTACCGTCTCTGGTAGCCAAGCAGGTGAGATTTACTTTGCTGGTGGTACCGCTGCTTACGGCTCTAATCCTTTCATTCTGAGCTCCGGCGTTCTTGGTCCTCTTCCTGGTAACGCTTACTACGCAGCAACTAGCTCGACCACTTTCAAAGTGTTCGCAAAAGAAACTGCTAATAGCACCACGACTTCCGGTAGCTTCTACATTTCTGCTGCTGATAGCGCCGCTAGCCGCACTGGTTATCTGGTTGTGGAAGTGTGCTACATCCAACCTGATACCGCCCCTGGTTACGAAGACATCGACATGTACCTCACTGGTCGTGTTGTTAGCTGATTAGGTTAAACTAAGACCAGTAAACAACTGGTCTTATGTCTACGCCTACTGCAGATATGCTTTATCAGCATAAAAAAACAGGTGCACGCGTTGAGATTGTAAGCGAATGGGATAACGGCGATTGGTTCATGGTCAAAGACCAAGACGGTCGCCTTTATACCGCATACAAAACTGAACTTACACCTGATGAAGAAGCAACGAAGAAAGTAAAAACTCTTCGTGTAAAAGATAAAGCAGCGCAGGAAGAGCCTCGTACCTTTCCTCCGGATACTCGCCTTAACATCAATGGCGCTACCCCACAAATGATCGCTGATCATATTAAAGGTATTGGATTGAAAACAGCTCGAGAGATTAAAGATCTTCAAATGTCCTTATCGGGTGAAAGGTTTAACAATCTTGAACAGTTAAGGCAGATTAAACGTGTTGATTGGGACTCGGTTTTGTCAGCAGATTTAATTAGGGTTTGATACTCAACTCCTATTGACCCCTGGGAAACCAGGGGTTTTTTGCACGTAAAATAATAAATAAAACAACATGGCATATCCTGTATTTCGATCTGGTTACACAGGCCCCAGTGGGAAAATTGGTGGAAGTACGGATTATCATATCGATTTAAAAATGCTGCAATCGTTGCCGATTGCTGAGCGTGTTAAGGCAATGGATGCTGTTGCTAATCAATATGGATCATTGGGACGTACTATTGAATTCTCTAACCCAGCGGTATCTGGACGAAGGTGGGATACGGCTGCAGATCTTGCTGCAAAGGTTGATCTACTAGAACGTGCTTCTGGAGCACATAGCCATAGTAAACATCCAGGCTGGGATTCTTTTGATTTCTACGTACCGTTTAAAGGTAAGAGTAGGTTTGATAAAGGTGCTGTAGAAGATGCATCGATTTATTTACCAGGTGTTGCAGGCGGTAAGATCCGTCGTGGCAGTGGCGGTGGGTATGGGTATTTCTCCGAAGCGTTGGATCCCAGTGGAAAAGTTGTGTTTCGTGTAGGTCATGGCAATATTGATCGACCAGAAGCTGAAACCGAAGTATTGGTAGGAGCAACGCAAACCCCTGGCACAACACAGCCAGCCGATACAAATACAGCCGAATCACGTCAAGATTTCTTAAAACGGTATATGCAAGATCAACTACAAACAACAATGATGCAACAATTATTCAATCCTCCACAACAAACAGATCATCGCGCTGTCATGGAACAGATGATGAAATCAGTAGGGGGTCTTGGTATACTTCAAAATCCAATGAGCGTATAATAAAGAACATACGGAAATAAGCTGTGCATCTCAGCGACTTCGATAAAAGTAGAGTCCGATATCATCTCGGCTACTTCACGGTCACCGTACCAGCGGGCGATTATGCACGTCTGGAAGAAGCTATGAATACAATTCCGGATTCATACTTCTACGACAAAGTTATTATTCAACTTGGTCGTTGCGATACCGCCGAAAAGAAAACCGAAGTTGCTACTTCGCCTTCTACTCGTATTGAGAACATCGTTGGTGATGTGGATCGTACGATTCGCTCCAGCAATGCCAGGGAATCTTTGAAGGTTTGGGACGAGATTTATCTCTACGAAACTAATAGACTTGCACAGATTCTTTACGTTCCAAACTACAAAGATCCGTTCCAGGCTCGTTACCGTTACGAACGTTCTGGTGCTGAATTTATCCAGGCATTACCTGGTCCTGCCGACACTGCTGTTGGTTCACGCATTTATTTACATGAGGTGTGGCGCTGATGTCTTTTTTTAATTTCTTAAAAGCACTTCCAGGAGCGGCAAGTCGTTTTGGCGGAATTACCGGCCTTGCTCCAGCAGCCGGAGCAACAATGGCCGGTTTTTCTGGCGCAGCTTTGGATCCTTTGTTACAAGGAAGTCAATATGCACAACGTCAGTTAGAAGGACTTGGCGTTATTCCTAAACCTGGACAAGTAACAAATAAATCTAAAGTTCAACCAGAACAACAACAGCGTCCCATTGGCACACAAGCCGTATTAAACGGTAAGCCTGTCTATTGGGGTGGCGATGATTACGGTTGGCAATTATTGAATGGAACTGGAAGTAGCGCCACTTTAAACTCTCTTAACACTCCTGGAACGCAAGGTCGTTTTATTCAAGACACTGCACCACGTTCTCCAGGAGCAGCACAAGGTGGAGGGGGTGTCTTTTCCGGTGCAGGTTCTTTCGCACCTATTGATCCGTATGCTGCACAAAACCGTGAGTACGAACGGGAGCGTGCCAGGGTTGAGGCGATGGTGAAAGCTAACCCTGACATGCAAAAGCAAGCGATTGCTGATGAACGTGCTAAGGTACGTGACCAAGGCATGGCAATTTGGGCCGCAGCAAATCCCACTCTTGCAAAACAAGTACAGCCAGGAGCTGTTGGTTATGATGCTATCCAACAAGGTTTACTTGGTAAGGATGCAGGCCAGGCAGCTAGGCAAGTTTTTGGTTATCAAACGCCACAACAAATCACATTGACACCCCCACCAGGTGTTAATGCTCCACAAGGTTTTCCTGCGGTACAGTCTATTACTCCAACGGAAACGTACGGCGCACAAGGACTACAAACCGACCCAGAAATGCTTAAGAAGTTTCAAGCCCTTCTTAACTCAACAAACAAATAATTACTTGGCATTGCTCAGCATGTAAGCCCAACCTACTGGACACAGATCTTTGATCTACGGGGGCCAGTGTTGTTGCTTTTAAACCAATGATTCTCTGTCCTAATTTTGTTAAGCGTTTAGCCACGAAGATCAGTCTTGTCGCCGCAGTACAGACTGTTTTTATTCCTGGACTCAAAGCAGATTCAAATTGGGTAGGAGAATAATTCAGGAGGATATATGGCACCAAAAACCGTACAACAGCTCTTTAATTTAAAACCTGAAGAAGTAAACGCTCTTACGGTTCTTTCTGGGTTAGAAGGATACCGTGGAGGCCGTGGTGAAGACATGGCAGCAGTTGCTGCTAATGTACTCGCTCGGCGTTTAGCTGGAAACTGGGGAGGCATTGATGTTAGGAACATTGCCAAGGCCCCAGGACAGTACGAAGCTGTGTTTGATTATTCAATGCAACAGCTAGCGGACCCAGCTTTTGGTGCTCAAAAACTAGGCGGACAAGAAGAATACAATCGTATCCGCAACATCATTAACGATCCTGCGTTAGTTGGTGAACAATTCAAGCGTTCTAAAGGGGCACAGTCTTTTAAAGGTGTGTCTGCATACGGACGTAAACAACCAAATGATTACATGCCTATTCCGGGTAAAAGTAATTATTACCATGATCCTTTAGAAACAAAACTTTTTAATAAAGGTCTTGGTATTTTTGGTTCCGTTGGTATGGATACAGGACAAACACAAGATAGGCCGCAAGTAACGACTGCTGCTGCTCCGTCTGTATACGGACCTACGCTTGAAGAAGCAATGGGTATCAAGTTGATGCAGCAAGCTATGCAAAGTGCACCACAACCTAAAAATGCAGGTCAACGATTTGCAGAATTTTTAGGTGGCATGAGCAAGAATCTAGGTGTTATAACCAATCCATTATCTACACCTGGTTATTGAAACTCAGGTATAATGGTGGATATTAGCGCTGTAGATCCTTGGCCTCGACAAATACAAATAAGCAGCCCCTGTTAATTGATAGGCCGCTTTTTGACTCCGTCCGAGTCACGACTCAGACTGTAGGTAGCGCGTCCACCAACACACTCTTTGTGCAAGGTGGACAAGCTCCTTCCATTCTGGTTGATATGGATGCAGCTTTACAAGAAGATAACAATAGTGGTGGCGTCATTGATTCCATTACAATTGTAAGGAATGATTATTATCGCAACCCTGACTTCACTTTAGAAACAGCTACTACGGGCACACGTGTTCGCTTGGTTAGTGGACAAACGGTTTATATTACCGCAACAGGATTAAACACACCGACCGCAGAGAGTGGCATCGGTTATTACACCTATACAGGCGCTACCGCAATTACAGGTACCCTGGGAACCATTCGATATTCTGGTGTTGCCACTCCAGATGCAAGCGGTTTTTCTTACGGCGGTACAGTCGGTCCTTACCAGCCAGAAGTAACTTTTGTCGTTTATCAAACCCGTGGTACCACGCAACCAATCCCAGCGAGCGGTGATTACAAAGTTGTGTTTGCCAAGCGTGTTCCTGCCAATACGCAGCAGGTTGATTGCTCCGATGTGATGCCACAACTTGCAGCACCTAACCCAAGCGCTGGTAACGCCTCAGGACTCTCCTCTGGTGCCCCGCTGCGCAACCGTGGCATCTACCTGGAACGTGGCGACCGTCTTTACGTTGGCGTCTTCCCAGACGGTCCTAATGCGTCTGGATACATCCCAGGAGCGCATGTATATGCCGAAGGTGGTTTCTTCTAAACATGTCAAAAAGAGGCAGTTCTTTTAACCCAAAAGGTACTGGTTCTTTTGGTGATTTTGGCAAGATAAAAGAACAAATAAATCCCAAAGCAGTTAAACCAATACAAGGAGAATTCTCCAAGGGATCAGTACCTGGTTCTATTTGGACAATTGATAGGGAGTCGGCATGGTCACGTTGGCGGCGTGGGTACGAAATCTACGCTGCCGGACAGTACTTTACGTACGAGTTTGAGTACAACATACCAGACGTTGTATTTGACCCAAGTCCTCCCGTTGTCATTGAAGGAGCTTTTATTGGTTTTCCTACAACTAATCGGGAACTAGGGATGCATTGGTGCCTTTGGCGTTATGCGGGAACGATACGAACAGACTTGTATGTCGATCCGATTACAACAAGCGCATTATCGATTGAATCAGTAACAGAAGATAAAAACTATTGGTACGTCAAACTGACTGGCAATTGGAGTCCAGCTAATCCTCTTCCTCCACCGTTGTATTTCCCTGGTGGACAAAAGCCATTGATCTCAGGTGTATACGAAGATCGTATCGTTACACAAGGTGGTGATCTTATTGAGATTGACACAATAAATCCAAACACGCAAACACGGTATGGTTATGTGTCTGCAGTGTTGTTGGACATTAATGAAACAACCGGCGTACTTAAGTTCAGAAAGTCGGGATCTGTGCAGGCTACTCCAGATGAAGCTTTTGTCACGCCTTCGCCAATTGGCTTTACACCTGGACGGTTCTTAAGCTCAGGAGCAAGGTATAGCTGCACTTGCCAAGACTTTACGCGACGTGATTACTTTTATGTTTCTTCTGAAAATCCTCGAAAGTTATTTCCACGCACTAATATTGCAACAATTAAACCTGGACGTTTTGAACTTACCAAGCGAGATGGTATTTTAAAAACTGCTGCACAAACAGATCCAAGTATCAACCTTACTTTAGAGATTAGTGCGCCACCTAATTTTGATTTGACAAACCAGGTAACAACTGATCGTGTTACAAATTTAAATGCAACGAGAGATAGCCCTGGTCTCTACGCTGACTTTGGTGGCACGTATACAAGAAGTGTAGATAACCTTGGCACACAAGGATCTGCAGCAGAAGGCATGTCAACGTTTGCCGACTACACTTCGGTAACAGAAAATGTTGACTCTAGTTCAATACCACAAAAGACCATCACAAGCCTGGAGGATAGATGGAGTCCGTTGCTTGATGAGTTACGTTATTGCAAACATATTTACGCACTTAAGTTTGCAGATCGCGTGTTCCCACCGGAGCCGTCTGACTTCCCAACTGATATACCAAGTATGGCAGAATGGGAAAAAGATCTGGTAGAAAAAACCGATAAAGATATTGATTCTGTTAAAAGATTAAAACTCACTAGAGAATCTTTGGCAAAAATGGATGTGCCTCCATATAACTGTCAATCCTTGGCAATATATCCAATGTTGCAACGTTTATTTAATTTTGCAACAGACCGTATTGATATCGCTAATTTCACAATGATTGATCAATATGGAAATCGTTCGCAACCATAAAGGGCGCTTAGAATAAGTCAACGGCACTAAACGCATGTTTTGCAACGAGCACGAGCCCCTCGCCTTGCTAGTTGAACTAACCCCAAAACTTGCCAAGAAACGTTTTAGACAAAGTATATACGAAGCCTGGGATTACAAATGTGGTTATTGCGGAGACTCTGCGTCTAGCCTTGATCACATTGTGCCACGGTTTAAATCAGGTTCTTCTAGCCGACATAATTTACTGCCTTGTTGCAGGCGTTGTAACGCAAATAAAGGATCTGAAGACATGAAAAAATGGTACGAGAAACAAGATTTTTTTTCTTCTTCATCTCTTGCTAGGATTGAAAACTGGATTCAGCAACAGGCTGTATTTATCTTTGGTGAGTGCTGATTAACAATGGCATATTGGACGCAACAAGGTGGTTGGCAAAGTTATTCATTACCTACGGACGCCTACACAAGCTATTCCGGAAACGACTTTGCTGAATGGTTTCCGCATACAACACCAGATGCTTTTGCAAGTCAATATCCGTACAAATCAGCAAATGATTTTACGGCGGACTATCCAAGTGATAGACCAACAAGTAGGGCAATTTGGTTCCGATTAAATAAAGAAGGAACAGCAATTGATTCGACAAGCGAAACTGCACAAACTGGAGATAGATGGCGTGTACGAACAATAGGTGCAGGTACAACAGTTAAAGATGCTTTAGGAGATGCTCTTTACGGTAAATCAAATTCAGATCTTAATGGCAATCTAAAATCAATCATTGACGGATACAATGCAAACGCAACAGCAAATGCTGCCGCTCCAACGCAGAGACAAGCCGCAGCAGATGCGTTCAATGCTACGCAAGCAACGAATAGAAATACAGCGACAGAAAATTATAACAATGCACAAAATGAGCGTCGACAAGCTGAAGCAGATAGTTACAACACAACTAATTCCAACTTAAATGCAAAGAACGAAACAATAAACAACTGGAGCAATGCAACTAAAAATAAACTAGCTTCCGCGCAGAAAGGTACGTATGCAAGCACTCTTACTTCTTTAGATACAGAGACGCTTAACGGACTGGTTAATAGTGGATTAATGTCGCAGGAAGAAGCAAATAGCTATCTTCAAACAGCAGCAGACACTTTTGAAGCTTTTTACGATACGAATAAAATTACAAAGTTTGATCCAAGTGGAAACCCTGCGTATGATCCTCCCGCTGGAGGGCTAGCTGGTTTTGATCCGACTATTTATGCACAAACAAACGAAGGGCGAGAAGACCTAGCACGTTGGCAAGAAGCACAAAACATTGCAACAATCGGCGGAAGAACGTACCCAGACCTTGACATCGTTGGTACGTATGGGCAAAACACATGGCTCCAATGGAACTATGCAGTTGCCCGTGGTAAAAAGACAGCAGACGGTAAATGGATTACAGCTAGCCAAACACAAAGAGCAAAAGCAGCAGAAGACTACAAGGAAGAAGCGGTTACTGATGCGCAATACCAGCAGTACCGTGACAAAGTCATGGGACTTGGTTCTTTTACTTCCTTAAAAGAATGGGAAGCGGCACAAGATCCAGAATTTCTTCGCAAGTGGATTGCATCACTGTCGCCAGAAGATGCCGCAGATCGTGCAAATGGTTACCTTACAATTCCAACGCGAACACAAATTCCTGAAGCGATTAGAGCCCAAGCCAAAATGGATCGGGGTACCACGGTGCTCGAAGGTAAATTAACATCTGTTCTTGGTGCAAAAGAACAAGAAGCAGCAGATAAATTTAGATCGTTAACTGTTGACACCTTCAAGGAAACTTTAAAAGAGTATAAAAAACAAAGAGCCAAAGAGCAGCAGTTTGATTTCTATAGCAGCATGCCTGGGTTTGATGAAATTTTCAATGTAAACCAAGAACTATCTAACTCGCTTTTGGGAGACACTGGCGTAGGTGGCATCCTTTCGTTAACTGGAAAAAATCAAGAAAAGGCTGAAGAGAGTTTAGAAAGACAGTTTTCTGCTGTTACTGGAATCCCTTCAAAATCAAACTCAGTTTATAACTGGCAGAAATGGTTTGATGAGACATTGACAAAACGATACGAAGAAGGGGCTACTTTCTCTGATTGGAACGATGCCTCCAAGCAGTATCAAATAGATAAAGAATTTGCAGAAGATTACATCAAACGTTATTTAAATCCACGTTTCAATACGTCACGTTCAATGTCGGAATTTATGAGCTACATGGATGTGGCGCAAGGCGAAGAAAATATTTTTCAAACACAGAGTGCATTAAGTGCACTGAAGATGCAAGCAGACATCAGAGCCGAAGCCTGGTTAAAATCAATTGACAAATTAAATGATAAAAGTTTTGACGCAGATTTTTATTTCAACCCACAGGGCGGAGATACTTCTGCTGAAAAACATTTGGCCCAAAAAGAAGAAGTACAAAAAGCTTGGGATTTAGTTAATACACCTCAAGGACGGGAGCAAAAAGTACCAGGGGAGAATTATACGTGGGATCAATTAGCGTATTACTATGGGTACGATTTAACAGACAAAGCACAGTTTGCAAAACTACACTATCAAGTGTATGGTTCCAAGCAAGGATTTGATCCCGCCAAAGATGCTCTTTCTTTGTCTGATGCACAAACATACATTGATCAAAATATTCTTCCTATCATTGAACAACAAAAATTAAATATGGGAAATATTTCTTTCTTGAACTTTGTAACGCCTCGTGAATACGCAGACAAAATGCTGGAAGGTATTGACCCGGTTAAGAATAAACCCGAGTGGGAAAAAGTACTTGAATCAATGGGACTTTCAGGTAAAGAAATGGGAATCGAAGAAGTAAAAGCATATATTGAAGAAGCGTTCCAAACAGGAGAGGCAACTAAAATCCGTGAAGC